ATACTTTTACTACCCATGCCACGACGAACACCTATTTCAACACTAATACCTATTGGATTTTTTAATAACTTTATAGCTTCATCAAAGAATTCGTATTCCTTACTATCTCCAGTAATCATGTTTTACTGAATAGCGGAATGGTAGGAACTATAATTTTAACGTCACGTTTAATATCTTCAGGTTTAGCATTTAGATCTGCTTGAACCTCTGCTTCATCTTTATAGACATGTCCTGTCTTTATATTTCTAATTGTGATTTCTGAATCACAGATTATTTTTATTTCTTTCATTACGTCGTTAATGATCCTCTGTTCACTTCTAATATAGAAACAATTGCTCTTACATCTGTAGTGGTTTCAGAAGATAATAGCAATGCATCTCTTTCTTGTAATATTATAGGACCTAAAGCTAAATTAACACAAGTTTTTGCAGCTATATCATCAACTCCTATTTGAATAGTTGTATTATTAGCATAGCTAAAAACATTAGCAGTCACTTTATGAGTACCTGTTGAATTTGCAAATTGTATAGTTTGAATGATGGCTCTTGCTGTAGCATTACAAGTATAAACGGTTGTATTAGCCGTTGTCGTTGGAACATAAATTGCGTTTTTATATACGTTTGCCATTTTCCTTTATACTCTAATAAAATACCAAGCTTGTGCTTCATTAACATCTTGCACATCTTGTGTAAAGGTATTATTTAATTGTAACACCATTTGCTCTAATGTTCTAATAATCTGATCCATCTGTTGTTGATTATATTCTACTGTAGCGTTTGCAAGTCTTGGTTGATCTAGTTTAGCCATTACCTTAAACCATCCTGTTGTCCATCGATCCTTAATGTTCCATATCTCCATTTAGTATCAATATCTGAACTTATAATTTTAATTGCAACTTGTCGCCCACGCGCGCGCATGTCGACTTTAGTTGTTGTTGAATTTACAATAGTGCTTGATGCAACTGTTTGAGTTGCGCCTGGATATTGTCTTACTAAAAATTGCATATTAAGATTACCAGATTGATCCTTAAAATCCGGTATGTATCGTTTAATAAACATTGAATTATCTCCATCAACAATGTCCACGTCTCCTGAAGTAATGAACGCGGTGATTGGATCTGTGTCATCATTTGTTCCTTTTTCTTGGTCATACAATGTTGATACACCAGCTGTTAATCCAATAACTGTTGGTTGTGCAAGTGTTGTAGAATTTGGCATATATTTTGTAGCTAATGGATTTGCGAACACATCTTTAGAAGCCCAAGTTGTTCTAGCTAAAGTTCCAATTGTCCATAATTTTTCAAGATAGTTATATGTTACTATTCTATTAATTGCAGTAGAAGTACCTGATGCATAAAACCAATTTACTTCTGAAAAATCTAAATTAACTCCAGCATAAATAATAGAGTGTTCATCTGTATTTATATCTTGAAATACATAATCTTGTACTGAACATGGAATTTCTTTTACAACCCCGTCAAACAAATAGAATGCTCCATCTGACATCCAATAGACAACGTTCTCCGCTTCTACAGCAGAATGCGCAGATAATGTTCCGCAGTTCGTACCAATTTGTTTAAATGAGAATGTAAATGGTGGTCCGACAAACTGCATAGAATGAGCTGATGTATTTGTTAATATTAATATATCTCCTCTTGTTGGAACTGCAGTTACAATTCTATTTCCTGATGATAATCTTTGAAATCCAGCTGTGTTAGTTGCATTCGGTATAAAGTCTGTAATAGATTCTTGTGAACCAAAGAGCACGGCCATTGGATCATAAGTTGAACTTGTTCCTGGTGTTGTTTGAGTACCAAAGAATATTACATGTCTATCTCTTGGAGATACTGTCATATAATTAGATTGTGTTGGAGCATTAGATAATAATGTAGCTCTAGTATTTCTTGATGGTAAAAATGCAGAAGTGTCAAAAAAGAAAGTTCTACCACCCACAATTGTTGCAATAATATCTTCACCAAAGTTATCTATTTGCCAGATTCTTGGATTAGCAGTAATAACTCCTGCAGGTCTTGGTGTATTCCAAGTAGAAAATCCCCATGCACCGGCTCCCCATCCATTACCAATTGTTGTAATATCTGATCCTATATTTATTTGAAATGCTGCACCTGTTGCCGATCCAGAAGTAGTTACTGCTCCTGGTGTTCCAATTGTAGCTACATCTATTGTAAAGTTATTAGAATCTATAATATTTTGAATCTCAAATTCTTGAGCCATATTAGTGTTAGTAATATTTATTACACTAACTCCAGTAACTCCTGAAAATGTAACAAAGTCTCCAGCGATTGCACCATTAGATGTTGCAAGAACGTTTACAATGGTTGTTGCTGATGTGAATGTAAATACTGCTGGAATAGTTGTAGATAAAGGTGTGATGTCATAAAAGTTGTTATCGTAATAAGTATATAGTTTTCTATCTGTACCGATGACCGCTAATGAGTCTCCTGCTAAATCTGTATAAGTGTGAATATCTCTTGCAGCACCAATTAAATTATTACCAACGGCAGGTTCCCAACCACCTATCTTTTCAGGAACGCCGTATCTAAAACGGACCATATCACAATCAACCCAACCACCTTCTGCGCCGTATTGTGTGTTTTGCTTATCTATTCCTGGTTTAAATTGTAGTTTGTTTATTGGCATAGTCCGACACTATACCATCAGAAAGCCCAGCTGACAAATGAATATCTGATACCTTTTTTAAGTTCAGTTACTTCATGAGGATATAGAAAGCATGAAGGAAATATACAAATATCTCCTGTCTTTAAACTCATGGATTTTCCACAAATTACTAAATCACCACCTGTATAATCTTCATTTAAATTACCTACATAGGATAAAACCGGTATTCCTTTATTCTGACCATCAAAGATTGAATGAATATGATCATAGTGTTCTCTCATAACTGTACCTTTAGAATACTTATTAAATCTAATAGGAGTAAATTTATGAACCAATTGAGATGTTTTTTTATTCTCTTTTATTGCAAACTTTTCATTATATTCTTTTGTAATTTGAAACATATAAGGAATAAACTTTTGTTGTAGTTCTTGTGTAATAGATAATACATCTAATTCTTTAGTTTTCTCCGATTGCATAGATCCTGTATTTGGATCGTACCATTGGTGTTTTTGCCAATCTTTATTTTTAATTTCTTTTAATACATCCTTACAGAATTCTTTAGGAAGTATGTTCTTCTTGTATATGTAATCAACGACTTTCATTTATTATATCCTTCATGTTTAAGTAAGTTAATGATTGCTCTGAACCCAGAGATTCTGTAACAAAAGTATTAAAGGATAAACTAATCCTAACTTCATCAGAAGTATTTCTTGGTACAGAATGCCTTAAATGAGACGGAAACAAAATAAGTTCACCAGATACTAATGGTAAATAAAATGTTTCACTATTTACACTATTAAATTTTTCAAAGTTTAATTTAAGCATATCAAATTGACCTTTAGAGAACATAATAGGAGGTAAATGACTATCTATTCTAAAATAGAACACACCTGATACAATTGAATTTGGGTGAATGTGCTCATGATGTACAGATCCTTTTGGATTGTTATTACACCAAGATTGAGTGATAACTAATTTCTCTTTTGCCTGCATTATCTCTTTTGTAAAAGTATCTATTGAATTTTGACAGAATTTTTTAATATTTTGTAATTGTTTTTTTCTAAATACAAATGAATCTTTGGATCTAAAATTACCATTCATTCCATTAGGCGCGTATTGTAGTTTTTCTACAAATGCCAATTCTTTACTCAAGTCATTTTCATACTTGGTAATTAATAATGGTACTGCGAATAGTTGTAGTAGTTCTTTCCTCATTCTCAAGAAAGTATTATATGATTTTTAAGATAATGTAAAGGTTATTGTGTTCCTGCGTTTGCACTTGAAGAACCAGCTGCTCCATATATTGCTGATAATAAATCACCAAAGTCTGTAGCATTACCTGCAGAAGCTATGGTTACAAAATCTATAACGTTAAGTGCAGCCGGGTCTATTCCACCAGCAGCTAAACCTTTAACACTATTATCTATTCCAGCTGTATAAGATCTAGCAACAGTTAAATCACCAAAATCTGTAGCGTTTCCTGTTGTCGCAATTGTAACAAAGTCTATAATATTAAAAGTACCAGCAGGATCTCCTCCACCTCCATCAGAAAACCCACCTATTCTACATCCTCTTGTAGTGCTTGCAAAACCAGCCATAGCTCTAGCTGCATTTGTTAAACTTCCAAAGTTTGCAGAATTACCTTGTGTTGCAATTGTAATATAATCTATGTTTGCATTTTGTGCATCTCCAGGAGCAGATCCACCAAATTGTAATGCTCTTGTTGAATTAGTTGCTGCACCTAATCTATATCTAGGTGTTGCTAAATCTCCAAAGTCTGTAGAATTTCCTATGGTAGCCATTGTAATAAAATCTATTATATTAGTCGCTCCTCCTGCTGGAGCAATTTGTCCTCCTGCTAAAATTCCTCTTGTTGAATTATTACCTGCAGCTGATCCAGCTCTTCTTGCAAGAGTTAAATCTCCAAAATCTTGTGCATTACCAGTTGACGCTATAGTTATATAATCTATAACGTTTGACCATGGATTTGTAGGTGCACCGTTTCCTCCTTGCCAAATACCTCTAGTTGTATTTGCAACTGCAGAATTTTGAGTATCTCTAGCTAAAGTTAAGTCTCCAAAGTCCAACGTATTACCAGATGAAGTTATTTGAACATATTGAATAACGTTTGTTTTACTTACACCACTATCTCCTCCAGCAAAAAATCCAATAGCAGGTGGTGACGGCCAGTTATTCCCTAACCTCGCATTGTAAACTTGTTTCAAGTTCCAGATATATGAATTAGGTCCTGTTGGTGATGGGAATGCCATTATTATAATCCTCCTCCACCATTAGAAGCCCCTGCCGCAGTACTTCTTGTAGAAGTTAAATCACCAAAATCTGTTGCGTTACCGGCTGAAGCAATAGTTACAAAATCTATTGTGTTTTGAATTGTAGGAGCACTTCCTCCACCAAATACAACTCGAGTAGAATTAGAAACACCTCCTGTACCACTTCTTGCTTGAGTTAAATCTCCAAAGTCTGTTGCGTTACTAGCAGATGCAATAGTAATAAATTCAATTACGTTTGTAATAGCCGCACCAGGTCCTCTTCCAATTGAAAATATACCTCTTGTAGAAGATGAGCCAGAACTTCCACGATCAGATACCATAGTCATATCACCAAAATCTGTTGCATTACCAGCGGATGCAATAGTTACAAAGTCTATATTATTTAATTGAGGAAAAGGAGAAGCACCAACACCACTTCCAAAAACTCCTCTTGTAGGAGAAGAAACTCCTCCAGATAAAGCATATCTTGCAACGGTTAAATCTCCAAAATCTGTAGCATTACCAATTGATGCCATTGTAACAAAATCAATAACATTAGTAGTACTATATCCACCACCCATCAGAGCTCTTGTACTGTTTGATAAAGCACTTAATCCGCCTCTAGCAACAGTTAAATCTCCAAAATCAGCTGCATTACCACTAGTTTTAAAAGTTATATAATCAATTATATTTTGAGCA